TGGCACGGGACTGTTTATGGAAGTCTTTCCACCGGATACCCAGGCGGGGCGGGATGCGCTTATCTCGGTGGGGCGTGGGGATGTGAGCCAGCAATCGATGATGTTTGATGTGCAGCCAGACGGTGATGAGTGGTATGAGGATGCGGAGGGGCAGATCATCCGCACATTAAAACGGCTGAAATTGCACGAGGTGAGTCCGGTTACATTTCCGGCTTATCCGCAGACAACTGCGGAGGCACGGATTGACGATAAATTTGAGGAGTTGCCAACCCTTCCACGGTGGGTGGAAAAGCGGCTAAATCGGAATGGTGAATTGTATCGGATGGGGCTACGGAAACGACGGCTCCAGTTATTTGGTCAAATTCTTTGACCGGGAGGTTGTATGGAAAACAAGATTTTGGGTTGGCAGCATGAACGCACAGCCAAGTTGACCCAGGCACGGGCATTGCTGGAGAGCGCTGAAACTGAAAAGCGTGACCTGAATGCAGATGAGGAAAAGCGTTATTCTGATCTGGTGAGTGCCGCTGAATCTCTTGACGGCAAAATCGAGCGCGAGCGCAAATTGCAGGCGCTGGAAGCTGATCAGGATTTGCCACAGCGACGTGCTGCCAAACCTGTACCCCAGACGCCTGCCATTGGCATGACTGAGGGCGAGGTGCGGCGCTATTCGCTGGTGAATGCGATCAATGCCTTTATTACTGGGGATTGGCGCAACGCACGCATGGAGTTGGAGGCAAGCGAAGCAACTGCCAAGCGGCTGGGATTCTCGCCCCAGGGCTTTTTTATTCCCTACGAATTCGCTTATGGGGAAAACGAAAAGCGTGACCTGACCAAGGGAACCAACACGGCGGGCGGATATACAGTTGCCACCAACCTGCTGGCGCAGAATTTCATTGATTTGCTGCGCAATCGGGCTGTGTTGATGCAGAGTGGGATGACTGTGTTGAGCGGCCTGGTGGGTGATATTGCCATTCCTCGCCAAACTGGTGCAGCGACGGCGTATTGGGTGGCGGAGAATGGTGCACCGACTGAGAGCCAGCAGGCGTTTGATCAGGTGACAATGACCCCAAAAACCGTTGGGGCTTTTGTAGACTACAGTCGCAAACTGCTCAAGCAATCGTCAATCGATGTCGAGGCGCTTGTGCGTAGCGACCTGGCTACCATCCTCGGTCTAGAGATCGACCGGGCAGGCCTGCACGGAAGCGGTAGCAGCAATCAACCGACAGGTGTGGCGGCGACCAGTGGGATTGGCAGTGTCGCAGGTGGCACAAATGGTGCAGCACCAACATGGGCAAACATCGTGGCGCTGGAAACAGCGGTTGCGGTCGCCAATGCTGATGTAGGAATGACCAAATACATCACCAATCCCAAGGTGCGCGGCAAGCTGAAAAATACCATAATTGGCACAGATCAGCGCATGATTTGGGCACCAAATGACAAGCAGGTCAACGGCTACGATGCCGTCATCAGCAACCAGGTTAGCAGCGCTCTGACAAAGGGCACTGCATCGGGCGTTTGCTCTGCAATTTTCTTTGGGAACTGGGCTGATTTGTTCCTAGGCATGTGGGGCGGGCTGGATATTATGGTAGACCCCTATACCAATGGCACAACCGGTGCGGTACGTGTGATCTCGTTGCAGGATGCTGATTTTGCAGTGCGACATCCTGAATCGTTTGCGGCGATGTTGGATGCGCTGACGACATAGTAAGAGAGCGTTAGGCATCGCCCTGCGACCCAGGGCGATGCCCGTGGGGTGACGTAGGGTGCCCCGTTGGGGCGGGAGTGGTTTATGCAATTGCGACGAGTGCGGATTACAGAGGCGATATTGGTGGCAGGTCAGCATCGTGATGTTGGCGAGGTGGTCGAGTTGTTGCCGAGTCTCGCTGCGTCATTGATTGCGTTGAACCGGGCGGTGGCTGTTGCGCCAGAGATTAGTGATGAGGGTGTGGTGGCAACGGCTGAAACTGCGACTGTGGGGCGCAAACGACGATGAGCCTGATTCTGGATGCGCGGCGGATTGTTGAGCCAACTGAGGAGCCGGTGAGCCTGGGTGAGGCGAAACTGCATTTGCGGGTGGATGGCAGTGACGAAGACACGCTGATTGACTCGCTGATTTTGACAGCACGCCAGGAGGCGGAGCGGCTGGGCTGGTTGAGTTGCTGCACACAGACATGGCGGCTGTATTTGACTGGCTGGCCTGCGGGACCGGTGTTGCTGCCAAGGCATCCTATTCAGTCGATTACGAGTGTGAAGTGGTATGACTCGTCTGATGTGCAGCAGACGGTTTCTTCGACGGTGTATGCGCTGGTGCCTGAGGCTGGCTGTGATGCGCAGTTGGCTCTAGCGAATGGGCAGGCGTGGCCAACGGCTGAGCTGAGCGGGCGCATGTATCCGGTTGTGGTGGAATATGTGACGGGCTGGGGAGATGCGGCCGCTGTGCCCGCGGCTGTGCGGCAGTATATGTTGCTGTTGATCGGGGCGCTGTTTGAGAACCGTGAGGCGGCAATTCCGGTGCCTGGTGTGTCTGGTGTGCTGGAGATGCCCTTTGTGGATGGCCTGTTGGATGAGTACAGAGGATTTCGATACTGATGCAATCGGGTAAGCTGCGCGAGCGGGTGACAATACAGCAGAAATCGGTGGTGCGGGATGCTTTCGGGGCTGAGGTGGCGACCTGGGTTGTCTCTGCGACTGTTTGGGCGGATGTGCGCAGCACGGATGGGACTGAGCAGGTGGAGAGTTCGGTGGACCAGGTGGTGGCGACGATTTCGCACAGTGTGTTGATTCGCTATATGGCTGGGCTTTCGCCTGCGATGCGGGTGGTGTGGCGAGATAATGTGCTCCAGGTGCTCAGCATTGTGGAGAGTGATAATCGTCAACGACAACTGATTTTGAAGTGTTCTGAGATTGTGGGGGATCCACTGTAATGGATCGAAAAGGGAAGAAGAGATCGGACCTGCGGCGCAATGTGGTTGATTTGGCGTGGTATGGCGATGAGTTTATGGATATCGTCACCCAGTCCACGCCAGAGGGCTTGTTTGCGGGCGGGACGGTGATTCTGGAGGCTGCGCGGGGACGGGCACCACACAGGTCGGGGACGTTGGCGAAAAGCGGGTTTGTGCTGGCGTGGCAGAAAGACAACTATGTGAAGGGGCCAGCGGACCGCAAGAATATTCAGAAGATTATGGCGACGGTGCACCGGCCTGATGCTGTGATGGTGGCGTTTGCGGCGTGGTATAGCAATTTGTTTGAAGACAGTGGGCGCAAGAAGAATATTGCGCCCAAGGCGATGCGGAAGCGCGGCGGGTCATCGGTGCGACGGGCTAAGGGCGAGCTGAGATCGGGCAGGCTGAAGATTCAGAGTGCGCTGAAGATACCGGGGATTGGATACCGGGCACGGGTGACGATTCCGCGAATGAGAGCACGGCCATTCCTGGCGGATGCGGTTGAGAGCACAAAGACACAGTTTGTGCAGGCGTTGAGTGATGTGGTGCGCAAAGATTTAGAGGGTGGGATGCCAGCATGATGGACCTTGGCAAGATTATCTATGCTGCTCTGGCTGGAGATGCTGGGGTGACGGCGATTGCTGGCACGCGCATTTATCCGGGCGTGATTCCGCAGGAGATTGATCGCCCGTGTGTGAGTTATGACATTGGGTCGCTGCCGGGCGTGGATGGCACTGCACCAATCCATTCGACAACGGTGAATGCCAGTTGTTTTGCAAGAGAGAAAAACGACGCACATGGCCTGGCTGATGCGGTGGATGGAAAATTAGAAGGGCTGCGCGGGGATACGGCGGGGGTGTCGCTGCGATCGCTGTATAAGGCGAGCTATCAAGAGGCGTTTGACACCGATTTGAATGTGTATGCGGTGCTGTTGACCTATGACGCAGTTGTTGTGTTGACGTAGAAAAGGACGGTATGTATGGCTGTTACAGATATTATCATTGCACCGGCGACGATTTACAGTGCCCCAGTTGGAGAGGCGCTGCCAGCGATTGACACGGTGGGGTATGGGACGGCGTGGGGCGGGAACTGGGTGAACATGGGATATACCCTGACACCGGTTTCGCTACAGTATGACCAGGAACTGTTTGAGCTGGAGGTTGAGCAGCTCACCAACCCGGTGAAACGACTGCGCACGAAAGAGACGGCAATGATCGAGACGACGCTGGCTGAGATCAGTGGTGCCAATCTCAATTTGCCGCTGGATGGGACGGTGACGACTGTGGTGGCGGGTGCCAGTGTGCGCGGCAAGACCACAGTGGAGGCTGGGGGCAAGACGACCATTACTGAAAAAGCGGTTGGCTTTGAGGGGTTGATGAAGGTGGACGGCACGATCAACCTGCCGGTGCGCATCTTTTTCTATAAGGCCACCATCCAGTTGAATGGGAAATTGGAATTTAGCAAGAAGGCGGCGGCGGGCATTCCGATCCAGATTAAGGCGTTGGCTGACACGAGCAAGGTGGTTGGCAAACAGATCCTGATCATGCAGATTGCGACCGCGAAGGCGACCAGCGAATAATGCGCACAGCTACTGTTACCCTGGGCGGGGTGCAATATACGTTGAACGAGCTACCCAGCCGACGGGCTGCGGAGTGGCGCAAATCTGTGCAGGAAAAGCTGGGGGATGTTTCCCAGTTGATCGAGTCTGCGCCTGGCACTGATATCAGCAGTGGCGCGGCGTTGGCATCGCTGGTGCGCAGTGTGGGCAGTACGCTGATCGGGTCCACTGATACGATTGTAGAGCTGCTGTTTGGCTATGCAGCGGTGTTGGCGGAAGACCGGGAGCGGATTGAGGCTGAGTGCTATGACTCGGAGTTACTGAGCGCCTTTATCGAGGTTGTGAAACTCGCCTACCCTTTTGGTCAACTCGCATCTCTGGTGGCGAGGTTCGGGAGTGGGGAAGCCACCAGGTAGATATTGATGAGCTGTGCCTGAGTCAGTGGGGACGCTGGAGCGATGAGTTTGAAGAGGTGCAGTTGGTTGAGTTGGTTGAGGCCTACACGGTGCGCCAGATGTTTTTGGCCCAATTGCAGGCGGCGATGCTGATGAAGATTGTAGCGCAGGCGATGGGGAATGGTGCGGGTGGTGATGTGGTGCCACCTGCGGAAATGCTGAGTTTGATGGGCGTCGATTTAGGAGCTGAGATTGGCGGTAAAATTAGCTGATGCAATTGTGGCGCTGGCAGCGGATGTTGATTCGCTGAAGAGCGACCTGAATAAGGCACAGACGGCTACCAATGAGACTGCCAGCGGCATGGAAGAGCGCTCGAAGACGATGGGCTCTGTGATGCAAGGGGTCTTTCAAGGCATTGGGCAAGGCATTGTGGGCTTGGCTGCGGATGCGCTGCGTGGCTCGGTTGCGTACATGAAAGATGCGATCGGGGCGGCGTCTGACATGGGTGAGACGACGAGCAAGATTGGTGTGATCTTCGGGGATGCGGCGGGCGGGGTGCTGAAGTGGGCTGAGACGGCTGATTCTGCATTGGGGCAATCGAAACAGCAGGCGTTGGATGCGGCGGCGACCTTTGCGACCTTTGGGAAGTCTGCCGGGTTGAGGGGTGACGACCTCAACAAATTCTCGACTGACTTTGTGGGTCTTGCGTCTGATTTGGCCAGCTTCAACAACACGACGCCAGAGCAGGCGATCAACGCGATTGGGGCGGCGCTGCGCGGGGAGAGTGAGCCGCTGCGGGCGTATGGGGTGTTGTTGGACGATGCCAGTATGCGGCAGAAGGCGTTGGAGCTGGGGCTGATCAAGACGACCAAAGAAGCACTGACGCCACAGCAGAAGGTGCTGGCTGCGCAGGCCTTAATCTATGCACAAACCAGCGATGCGCAGGGGGACTTTGCCAGGACCAGTGGTGGGTTGGCGAATCAGCAGCGTATTCTCGACGCGCAGATGACGAACCTGAAGACGACGGTGGGCACGGCGCTGCTGCCGGTGATGTTGCTGTTTACCAACACCATGAATCAGTTAGCACAAATGGTGTTGCCACCATTGGCAGCCGTTCTGCAGAACACAATTGTGCCTGCGGTGACTGCGGCGGTGGATGTGGTTGGCAACTTTATTGGGGCGATTCTGGACGCTGGAGCTGGGTCGAGTGAGGCACGTGAGGCGCTGGGGCTGTTTCCGAGTGCGCTACAACCGATTGTGGCGTTTATTGCGCAGACGATCAGTGCGTTAGTTTCATTTGCCAGCAATGTGGGGGCTGCCATCACAACGGCGATGACATGGTTTCGGTCGCTGGGTGCCAGTGTGGAGAATGATGGCACGGGTCCTATGTCGTATTTTAAGACGTGGATTGATGAGAATCTACCCAGAATCCAAGAGATTGTGCAGCGCATTCTGGGGGCGATTGGGGCGTTTTGGACTGCCCACGGTGAGCAGATCATGACGGTGGTTAATCGCTTTATGTCGGTTGTGTTGAGTGTGATTGACACTGTGCTGAAGACTGTGTTGGACCTGGTGACGTTGGTGTTGCAACTGCTGAATGGGGAGTGGGGCAAGGCAGGGGCAACGTTGCAGGAGATTGTGACCCGGCTGTGGGAGACTATCAAAATCATCTTTAGCGCATCACTGGAGGCGCTGATGGGGTTGGTATCCGGGTTTGATTGGGCGAGCATTGGCACCAATATCATGGGCGGGATTCGAGATGGAATCAATAGTGGGGCATCGTGGATTTACGATGCGACTTTGGGGGCTGTGCAGAATGCTTATGACTCTGCAACTAGTTGGCTTGGGATTAACTCGCCATCGAAAAAGGCTGAAGAGGGCATTGGTATGCCATTCGTGCAGGGGATTGCCAAGGGCATTGCAGGCAATGTGGGAAAGCTGACTGTGGATGTGAATGCAGGGTTGCGCAATGTGATGGATGGGGTGGCGATTCCTGCGGGTGCATTTGGGGCACCAGTGGCGGCTGGGGCCGGGGGTGCCAGCGTGGTGATCAATCAGCATTTCAGCGGGGCGGTCGATGCGGAGACTATGCGCCGGGCGAGCCGTGACGGGCTGCTGTCTGGGCTGCGTGCGGTTGGGATGGGGGTGCGCTGATGTATTCGATCACTCGCTTTGGGTCTATCCAGTTATCTAGCTACAACACAAAATACACGTCCGATCCAGTGGCCGCAGACGAGTCTGGGCTAATTCCATATGCTAATGGCGTTTGGGATAGCTATGGCAATGATCGTGCTGCGGTGAAATTCCCACAGCCGCTCAGTTATCGAGCGATTTTATATCAACCGACAACTGTGGCATTGCGAGATGAGTTGGCGGCATTGCGAGCCGCGGTTGGCACTAGAGCGAGACTATATCGCACGGATGTTGCCAGCGGTGCAGTGCAGTGGTGTGTTGCGAGATTGATGGCGGCGCCGCAGGAAACCAGCTATGAGCAGCGCGGATACATTGAGATTAGCCTGTCATTTTTGCAGATGACACATTGGCATGGTTTTTTGCACGGAGCCGGGTGGGCATTTGATGATGGATCGCTATTTGATGACGCTTTGACATTTGATCAGGTGTCACCTATCACAATTAATACCTCACCGAAATCGTTGACCATAAGCAATGATGGCAATCTCCCTGTTGATGATGTTGTTGTAACTATTTTGGCAGCCAGCAGTATCAGCCAGGTGATTTTGGCGGCTCCGAATATCGAGCTGATTTGGGATGGGGTAATTTCCGCTGGCAATGCTTTAGTGATCGACGCAGCAGCATGGTCGATTAAAAATGATGGCGAAAATGCCTATAACAATCTAACGTTTGGATCGCAGCACCGATTGGCCGAGTTGTTGCGATTTGAACCAGGCAGCACGACGCTTTATGTTGGGCTGATTGGTGGCGGCAGCACGTCAACAATTTCGGTTGTATTTAGCGATAGGGTGGCATAGATGAGTGCGAACAATCACACACCGATCACGCTCGGTGCTGCTGCGAATGCAGCGACAATAAATAATCCTCTAGGCCAACTAGATGCCGCAGTTGGCAACCTGACCACGCTGGCAACGACCGCCAAAACGTCTGCGGTGGCAGCCATTAACGAGCTAAAAGGTACGGTTAATGGTGTTGTTGGCGGTGCAAACATTTCCAACGCACAATTGCTGGCGTGGGCAGATGGAGAGGCGTATGAGTTGTTATCAATTACCTACTCGCCATCATATCCAGTTGTCAGCACAGCGACCGTTAAATGGCCAGATGGTTCGGGTGGAACATTTACGGCGACAACAATAAATGCAACATTTCAGGCGATCGACGCCTACACGATCACACATACGAGCAGTGGTAAAACTGTAACGCAGTCGTCTGTGACTCGCGATGGCGATGGATTAGTGACCGTTAAGCCTGCAATAGTAATCAGTTAGGTGGGGAAATATGAGCATATTGGCACCAACATCGGTGGCGATTCGGTATGGCTATCGATATGACAATTTTTTCGGATTCGGAAGTGGGAGTTATTCGGGTGGTGGCGATATTTTATTCCAGCGTGCCGCATCGCCTACATTTCCGTTATCTGATGGCATTGTGAGCGCGGCAAAGGTGTCGGAGTATTTTAACGGGGCCAATGGGGCGTACAATGCGACGGCGATCTGGAGTTATGTGCCACTGATGGAATCAAACTATCGATCGGCGACAATCGTCATTTACAACAATCTGGGCGTCAATCTAAATATCACTGCCTATCTGATCCACAGCAATGTGGCGCTGTATGGACTGAATCCGTTGTCGGTTTATTCGCATCGTGTGATCGGTAAGCGTGCTGATTCGCCGCATGTTTTGGGCTATAGCGGCGGGGCAAATGTTTTTGAGATTGGTGTGGGTGCGATCAGCGATGATAGCGAATCGCACCGGATTGCGACGGATTGGATTGGTGGTGGGCTATTGATCAGTATGACGCCAGCGAGTGCCCCGACCACTGGCTATACAGGCATGACCGTGATGAGGGCTAGATAATGGGGCAAAAATTAGAGATACCTACAGAGTATTTGGAGTTTGGCGGGCTAAAAGTTTCGATGCAAAACTCGCTGAGCGACTCTATTGACTCGGTGAAGAGCAGACGGAAAGGCGTGCAGGCTAATATTTGGACTGGCACACGCACGGCTAACGCAGCCTACAATTTAACGGGATTACTGGGCACGGCAGTATTGGCGATACACCTGAAAATATCCGCCGTGACTATTTCGTCTGGGGCGCTGAATTTACTAATTCGTCGCATCATGCCCAATGCAGCCTACGACACGATTTGTAATGTGGCATTGGTGACCGGTACCCCGATCGATAAAATTCTGATTGTACGCAATGACGTTACCAGTGTGTTGCGGGATATTAGTGCGTTTGGCGCGGCGACCAATACAGTTTATGACGGACCCTGGGGTGACACAGTAGAGTTTCAGGTTTATGGCACTGGCACCTATACAGTAACTGGTGATGTTAACTACTGGGCAATGTAATGAGCAATCGAAAATACCACGCGACGCGGATACATTTTGTCGGCGATTCGTTCACGGTCGGAATGTATGCTACTGCGGGAAACTCATATCGAGATAAATTGCTGGTTACACTGCAATCGATCAATCCACTGTATGGCAGTGAACGTTGGTCGAACATCGCGGCAGATGGGGCGCGGGTGAGTCAGCAGGTATCTCAGCTTTTTGGCGTATTTCGACCCGATTATGATGCACATGTAATTATTTTTGCGCTAGGACAAAATGATTCAAACACGCCGCCGCGAACAAATGAACAGTTTCGGCAGGACGTTCAGTCGTGTTTCGATTATGTTAAAGCCAATACGAGGTCATTTATGATCGTTTTGGCTATTCCATTTCAGCCCACGTGGACCGGAACCAGTCGAGCTGCGGTGTGTGATGAGTATAATAATATTTTGATGGAAGAGGCATTGTTGCGTGATTTCTACTACGCGCCATCATGGCGATCTGCGTTGTTGCCCTCGGGCATCTCTCAATCTGGAGATGTGACAGCAGCAAATGCCAGTAATACAGATGGATATCACCCCAATAATACTGGCCATACCCAATTGTACAATGCTCTGTGGAAAGACATCAGCGGCGTGCTGACACGAGCGATGCGCAGATCTACTACGCGGTCTGTAGCGAGTGGCAGGACATCTGCAACCGGGAGGGGGACAGCGTGATTCGCCTGGATATTGGGGATCTGGTAAACAGCATCACTGGTGATGGGCCGATCGTGACGGCCTCTGAAGTGCGATCCGTGACGAGATTGAGCCGCGCCGGGGAGTGGTCGGCATCGGTGCCAGCGACTGATCCGAAGCTCGCAAATGTTGGGATCAAATACTATATTGATGCCTGGGATGGTCAAGATTGGATAGCAGGCGGAACGATTGAGGAAATCTCATTACGCAAACGCGGGGCGGCAGGCAGTTTGGATATGAGTGGCGGTGACCCGCTGAATATGTTGGCTAGAGTGCGCGTGCGAAAGGTCGAAATAGATGGCAGTGCGGCACCAGGTGCCGCACTTTTGGCATTATTGGCGCTCTTACCATCAAATTGGAGCTATCAGATCGATGGCACGCTAATTGCTACCTCCGTTCGATTCATTGACGACAACCTATTGGGGGCGCTAATCGCTCTGGGCGAGCGCACTGGACAGATGTTTCGGATGGAACGAAATGGTGGGAGCTGGCTATTGCGCTGGTTTGATTCACCTGCCGATAGCGGCCTACTGGCGACAGACAATGTAGATGGGTTTGCGTTGGAGAGAAATGCAAACGCCTGCAAAATTGATAATATTGAGCGGGCGTCAAGCGGTTGGCAAATTTCCAACCGCTTAGTTTGCTATGGGTCTGGGAATAGCGATGCGCGATTGACATTGGCCGCTGCTACACAGTGGCCAGACGGATCGAGTATAAGCAGCGACTATTTTGAGACAACAATCTCAGGGGTACCCATGTGGTTTCGATTGGATCGGGCCGACAATACGATCTCCGAAATCCATAGCCAGGTAAAATTTGGGCAATACAGTTCAGTCGTGGAATTTAGTGATATTGGGCCAATTTCCAATAACTCTGCCGATGTGATAGCTGCCGCAAATGCGTTGGTTGCAGCAGCGGTTGGCAGTTTACGGGAGGTTGCCAGAGAGACAGAGACCTATCACGTTCAGTTGGTTGCAGGACAAAATACTCATTCGCTAACCGTTGGGTCGTCTATTGCCGTACAATGTCGATGGTCTAGAGATGGGAAAATGCCGATCAACATCAATAAGCGACTGATCATTTTAGAGATTTCCAGGACGTGGCAGAAGGGGATAGAAGTAGGGGTAGATATTGTAGTTTCAGACGCGATGCAATTTCCGCGGTCTGACAACGAAATTCTGATTCGTGAAATCAGAAATAGCCAGGTGATGCGTGCCTATCCACAGCTCAATGCCAACAGCTATGTGTTGCCTTTTTCTAAGTCGATTGATTATTCTTTGGCTGCCGCGTTTCGCTTTCGCCTGGGGGCGGAGGTGACGCAGTTGCAGCAGGTGTTGTTCGAGTTTCAAATATTGCCACTGGAGAGCACTGTGCGCAGCGTGGTGGCAGCATCGACGACCAGCAGCGCGGGCGGGGACAGCACGCAGACCAGCACGTATAGCGCGCCGAATACGTATCATGCGCACAATATTCCGATCCCGTCGATCGGGGGCGGTCCGTATGGCACGCCGGTTTACGTTGATAGTACATTTGGGCTCAACACTACGACTGCCAGCAAAAATGGCGGCGCTGACCCAACATCCGTGGATATTTCGCATGCGCACAGCGTGTCTATCCCGGCGCACACGCACGATGTGACACCAGATATCCAAACTGATTATGGCATCTTTCGTGAGAGTGGCAGCAACACGCTGGGTCTGGTTGAGATTGAGTATCAGGTGAATGGCGGTGGGTGGCGGTACGCGGCGACGGCGGTGGCGGTGGGCAGTGGGTGGTATCAGTTGGATATTACTGCGCTGTTGCAGGATGCGGTGACGTTGCGGCCGCTCCAGGAGAGCAACCTGGTGGAGATGCGCGGGACGGTTGATAAGACTTGCAACATCGATGCGCAGTTGAGCGTGAGGAATGTGATTCAGGCGATTGCGTATAGGTAGCAGGGTTGTGGGTGTTTCCATGGAAACACCCACGTTTTATTTTATTTATGACTACAAGTATTCGTTTTGATGCATCGACAGACGGATTAGAGCGCACGAGTAGTGTGTTTGACCCGGAGCTGAATTACACGTGGGCGGGCTGGTTTCGGTTGGCTGCCAACAATGGCACGGCGTACCAGACGATTGCGATTGTCTATTGTGGCGGGTCTGCGTGGGACGCTCTATATCTGGATGCGTCGCGCAATCTGTCGGTAGATGTATCTGGCTCTATGGCATCGACCGGCGATGTGCTGACCATTGGCACATGGTATCACCTGGCGTTGCGACGGACGGCGACGAATGCGTTGGAGGTGTATTTAGATGGGACGCTGACGTATACGGCGACAGCCAGCGCGGCTGGGCGAAATGCGCCATCTTCGATGTATCTGGGTCTGGAGGAGTTTGGGACCTGGGTGAATGGCAATTTCGCTTTCTGGCGGCTGTGGGAAGCGTCGATCACGACGACAGAGCTGGCGACAGAAAAGGATGCCACCAGCGCGCAGCGGACTACGAATCTATATGCAGATTGGCCATTGCAGAGCAATGCAAACGACGCCACTGCGAATGCCAGGCATTGGACCGTGCAGGGCAGTGTTACGTATTCGGAGGCGGGGCCGTCGATTGGGGGCGGTGGAGGGCAAACGGTAACGCCAACAGGCATAGCCAGTGGGGAGGCGGTTGGCAGTGCCACTGTGGGTGCGGGGGCGGTAATTGTCGCTCCTGGAGGCGTGGCGAGTGGGGGAGTGATTGGGGCTGCGGTTGTGGCGGCTGGGGTTGTGAGCATTGCGCCTGCTGGGGTTGCCAGTGGGCAGGCAGTTGGCACGGCAACGGTTGCGGTGGGTGGTGTGGTGGTATCGCCCACGGGGATTGTCAGCGGTGAGAGTGTTGGCAGCCTGGTGGTTTCAGGTGGTGCAGTTGTGGTGTCGCCAACGGGCATCGTTAGCGGTGGGGCGGTTGGCTCGCCGGTGATCGGTAATGGCGGCGTGGTGGGGCTGCTGCTGCGTGTATTTGCTGTGGCGGCTGAAAATAGAAATTTTGTGGTGGCACCTGATGAGCGGATCTTTGCGATTGTTGTGGATGAACGGCAGTTTGCAGTAGGTGCCGCGGGCAGGTCGTTTGATGTGGATTTTGATGATCGTGTTTATGGAGTGTAGATATGGCGAATGGATTGTGGGACCCAGGCAGGGAAGGGTTTTTGGATGGTACGATTGATTGGGATACGGCGGTGATGAAGGCGGCGCTGGTGCGTGGCTATACGTTTAGCGCTGCGCATAAGTTTGTGTCTGACCTGACCGGTGCGGGTGGGACGTTGGTGGCAACCAGCGCGGCACTGTCAAGCAAAACGGTGACAAGTGGCGTGGCAGATGCGGCGGACGTGACATTTTCCGCGGTGGCCAGCGGCGCAGCGGTTACGGGCGTTGCGATCTTTCAGGCGAGTGCTGTGACTGGTGGGGCTGATGTGGCAGCAACGGCGCAGCGGCTGGTGTGTTGGATTGATACGGCGACCGGGTTGCCAGTGACACCAAACGGTGGCGACATCACGATCACCTGGGATAGTGGGTCGAACAAGATTTTCAAGCTGTAATAACTCAGGGGTAGCTTATGCAGGGCTGGAAGGCAATCAAAGACCCGCAGGCGGTGTTGGATTATATTTTCGACTGGTCTGCATGGCTGGCGGGTGATACAATTTCGACGCAGACGTTGACAGTGGACACAGGGATTACGATTGATTCGAGTGTGATCGGTGGCGGCAATACGACTGTGACGGCGTGGGTTAGCGGTGGCACGGCGGGGAAGAGTTACCGGGTGACCAGCCGGGTGACGACGGCTGGGGGGCGCACTGATGAAAGATCGATTATAATTTTGGTGAGGGATAGATAGTAAGAAAAAGGGTGCTTCCACGGAAACACCCTTTTTTTATTTCATTTCCAGTATCCCCAATTGAGCGGCAGGGATTCGCAGGCCACCCCATTATCATTCTCGTCTAATTTGTGGATGTCACCAGCACCTACATCAACACAATGATTGTAGCAAGCCTGCGCAGCAGCCTGCGAGCTGAAAGAAGAACAGTTGTACAAA